ATACCCAGGATTGGGTATGTAAGCTAGCTGATTAGCTAGCATTCTTCCCTTGCCGAAGATAGCCTCGCGATTATCCGCGTGGGACCTGGCCACATTGGTCAGTAAACGTGACTTTATCACGTCAAGGAACACTAGTGGTCCTTTTCCCAGTTTGTCTGGGAGTAATGTGTGATCTTCACATAAAATGCCAATTCTGGCACTATCACCATCCTTTCCTACTGAAAGGACAAAGACTACAGTAGCTAGTCTACGAAATAAAATACATTTCGTCTTATCCTTGCGTATTGCAAAGAGATCATCACCAACTATGATGACAAGGTCCCTAGGAACCTTAATACCAGTAAGATTAACTGGTGACCAAGGAATACTCTTGGTAACCCAATAATATTGGGTTAAAATCTCTATACAGAGGTTAGTTATGGCTAATGTCATAAAACTTATGGGTTCTCCCATAAAAGACCCACATTTGTGAGTATATTTCCCTTCTGGAAATTCAGGTAAAAATTGTTTACCTCTAACAACGAGTTCTCGTCGTGACCATATTAATGATCTAAACACCTGTACTGGGTGTTCCTCCGGCACATGGTCGAAGAAAGAAGTCCAAATGGCTTCTATAACATCCAAAGGGATGTAGTCCGTAGCGGACTTATAATCGGACGATTGTACGATAACATCATTGAAATTCCAATGATTTTTCTGAACGTGCTTCAGAACGGACCACAACTTGTTTGTGGCTCTAAGGCCGATTCTCAGCCTTGAGTCGACACTCAGTCGGCTTTCAATAATGAATCTCATTATTTTTAACAAGTTGATTATACTTGTCGAGCCCGCAGTCAGCGGCCTAACCTTGAACCCAGGTTCAGCTAATGCCAAAAATCGGCATGGTACCGGTAAGTCCGGTATAAACCTGATACATTGATCAGGTTCATCCCACACAGGTATGGGAAATAATCGAGGATAACCCTCGATAACCATATAATCATATGGTTCAGGTTCGAAATGTCCGAACTCTTGTGCATCGACTACCGATGCAAGCGCGAGCACATTGCCCACGTTAGCACCATACATATTGTATGGAAGACCCAATTGGTCTTTAACTAAAAGTTGTCCTTTTAGTAATGCACTGCTAGAGTACATTACATCGCATATGCGATGTGCCTCAAATCTTTTTTGAGTTAATGTTCCTAGGAACATCAAACGACCATAACAGTCGTAAATAGACCTTTTGTCTACCCGATTCTGTGAGAATCGTATACTGGTCATTGGAGCAGTAAACGGTTTAAGTAACCGTCTTTGATCCTCTGCGGATCCCCCTTGTCTCTGTGTAGAGGCATAACTACCCGATATGGATAGTGAAAGGTGAGCTTGTTCACCTATATTGGGAATATCCCAATCTTTCACACATAAGTGTGAAACAATGCTCCTAAAAGCATTTAAAACTTCAGGTTTTGAAGTTCTTTCTGTCGTAAGGACGGATAAGGTGTCTATTCCACCTAAACTAACCATACGGTTAGTTGGGCAGGGCAATGCCCTACCAAAAGTGCGCATTTGCGCAATTACGTGCAGGTCTCTGTCCGTTAGATCTCGATCGAGATCTTTATAAGCTGACAAATGTCCGCTAAACCAACAAAATGTTGGTTTTTTAGACTGGATGTTCCAGCCTGGAAGGTGCGCAATGCCCCTTGGTTGTGAATTATTCACATCATCCAATAAAAACCATTGGAACCAAGACGATATCGTCTTTAGGGTCTTACCGACCCTTTCTAGCCCCTCATATGGGGACTTAAACGATGCAAAGTATCGTAAAAACCACAATTTGTAGTTTCTAACTGAACATATCAGTTCGAAATCCAAAATCGTTGGATTAAATTCTGGATTCAGAATTATGGTGTGCATAAGTGCACGCCAACACTGCTCCAATTTGGAGTAGGTAGTCTTGTTAAGAGACTTAACCATGTTATTAACATGGTTTGGTAAATATTTACCAATCATAAAGAACCAACGGTTCTTACGACCCACAAAAGTAGCGGGTAAACCTGACCGTCTGTCAAGTTCAAAATAAGCTAGCTTATTACAAAGCCCATATATTGGGTTCCTCTTAGCAACTGCTAAGACATGACATTCGTCATGTAATACGCTGTGTTTTGCAGCGACCGGCACAGTAGTTGTCGGTATTGTCAGATTCGACAATATAGGAAGCTGATCTGCCTCCTTAACAGCCACTTCGGCTGTATCAGAAAACCTGAGTTTTCTACCTACCTTGGTAGGTTCTTTACCCTCCTTAGAGAGTTTACCTTGAATATTTCCAAGGTTATTCATAATTAGTGACCTGGGTCGCTCACGTAAGAAGATTTCTTGCGAATTTAACAAACGCTCTAAATTGAGCGTACCTACCATGGTAGGTAGTAACCCACTCGAGGTTATAACAACCGTTGGGGTTGTACCTGGTGTTATACCAGGTGTACTAGTATTAGTACATTGGAAGCAGTCTGCTTCTCTAGTTACCAGATTGTAACTACGTACATTTGTACGTCCCGTCTGAAAAGGACGGATAATTCTACGATATGTAGAACTCAGGACACGCCTGAGACTCCCACTAGGGGGGTGGCGATGATTTTCAT